GTTACAGAAGGAGATCTTTTGCAAGAAGAAGAAGGGGCTGCTGCTCCTACTGGTGGAACCACACCTGTTACTGCTCCTCCTGCTTTTGGACCGGGCGCTGATCATGAAACACCAGTTCAATACAATACACAATTCGAAGAGCCGGTATATGAATTTGATCTCGGCGAGTTGATGTTAGATGATGGAGAGCCAGAACAAACAGAAACACCTGTTGAAGAACCAGAAATGGATCTCGGAACAGAAGAAGAACCTGCCGCTGATGAAGGTGGAGATGACGATCTTCTAGCTGGTCTTGGTTTACAAGAAGGTATTGAACTTGAAGAAGAAGACGAAGAAGACGACCTTGTAAATGAAATAATGAAGATCCTCGGAGAATCTGATGAGCTCCTTGAAGAAGAACTTATTGTTGACATGGGTCATGAGAAAGATGGAACATTCCGAACCGACGAAGCAACAATAGGATATTACAAAGAAATGCAAAACGCTAAAGATTATGCTGAAGGTCTTGCAATGGAAAAAGAAAAGGAAAATGAGGGCCTTAAAGAAACACTCAAAAAATTTAAATTGAAGAATAAACAATATAAAGACGCTGTTGAGAAGTTGTCCGGTAAACTTAACGAGACACTTTTATCAAATGCTAAATTAGTTTATTCAAACAAAACATTAGGTGATGCCTCCTTGAATGAGCGACAGAAGTCAAAAATTGTCGAAGCCATCGCCAAGGCAAGAACTCCCGAAGAAGCAAAGAATCTTCATGAGGCTCTTAATGCTACGGTAACTTCTGGATCAGAGACAAAATCTCCCAGAACCCTAAGCGAGTCTGTACAGAGAAAATCAACTCTTTCAGGAATTCTTCCACGTAGAAATAAGCAAGTTAATGAATCAGCTGAACATACGTTCGCAGATAAAATGAAAAAACTTGCTGGCATTAAATAACAATATTTAAGGAGGTTAAAAAATGTCTATTATTGAAACACTTACAGAAGGCATCGTAAACCGTGACATGAAGAAAGAAGGACAAGCTCTTCTTTCTAAATGGGGAAAAACCGGTCTACTTGAAGGTCTTCAATCAGAACACGAGAAAGCAGGAATGGCTCGTCTTCTTGAAAATCAAGCAAAAGAACTTCTTCGCGAATCTAGCTCAATGGGAGCTGGTGATGTTGAAGGTTTCGCTGCTGTTGCATTCCCAATCGTTCGTCGTGTATTCGCCGGACTTATCGCAAACCAATTGGTTAGCGTACAGCCGATGAGCCTTCCATCAGGACTCATCTTCTTCCTTGACTTCGTCTATTCACCGAATGTTGCTGGACAATCTGATATTACCTCTCGTCTTGGAAATGCTGTAAATAAATCGATTTATGGTACAGATCAAGTTGGTGCTGAAGTAATTGACGGTGTTGATCTTGTCAATGCTTCTAGCAAAGTTGGCTTTGGTGGTCCAGGACGCGATGGTCAAACTGGTTACGCCTTTGCTTCACCAACCGGTTCTCTTGCTGCTGTTACTGCAGGTGTTCGTGCAAAATGTGCTATTTTTGATTTAGATGGCGCTGTATCTGAGGCAAATGCAAAGCTTATTCAGTATGACCCAGATCTATTGTCTATTGCAGATTCTTCACAAAAAGTTGCTGTTATTGATGTTGATGTCAAACTTTTAACCAGTACTGAGGGTAATCCGGACTTCAACAATTTGTCTGCTTTCGTTCTTGATAGCGCTAATATCGTAAATGCTGTTACTAACATTTCAACTACCGCTACTCAAATCCGTCGTTTAGGTGCACGAGTTAAAGAAGCAGATGCAATTGCTGCGCCTACTACCAATTCTGATTGTATTAGATTTGTTTTCGCTGTTGCTGCGGCTTCAACTGCGCAAGCAGCTAGCAATATAGATGCTAATCTAGGAGCAGCAGGTACGCAGACTTGTCCTCTTGCAGATAATATTGCAACAGGTGGATCTCTTGGGTCTATTGGTTCATCAAACAACTTGTTTCCACTAGAAGGAAACGATGCAATTCCAGAGATCGATATTAAGGTTGATTCAACTGCGATTACTGCTCAGACCAAGAAGCTTAAAGCTAAGTGGACTCCTGAACTTGGACAAGACTTGAATGCTTACCACAACTTGGATGCTGAAGTAGAACTTACTTCTATCCTTTCTGAGCAAATTGCTCTTGAAATTGATCGTGAAATCCTTGCTGACCTTGTAAACGGCGCAACTGCTGCTACTTACTACTGGTCTCGTTCACCTGGACTTTTCGTGAATCGCGAAACAGGTGCTGAGATTGGACAAACTTCAGCTGCTCCTGATTTCACTGGAACAGTTTCAGAATGGTATGAGACTCTCATTGAAACTATCAATGATGTTTCTGCTCAAATTCACCGTAAGACACTTCGTGGTGGAGCGAATTTCGTAATCGTTTCTCCTGAAGTTGCTAACATTCTTGAATTCACTAGCGGATTCCGTGCAAACGTAACTGCTGATGCTGACAAGGGTGAAATCGGTGCTGTAAAGGTTGGATCTCTCAGCCGTAAGTTCGACGTTATCGTTGATCCTTACTTCCCACGTCAAGTGGTTCTTGTAGGGCGTAAAGGAAATAGCTTCCTTGAGTCTGGATATGTATATGCTCCGTATGTACCACTCCAAACTACTCCTACGATCTTTGATCCAGAATCGTTCGTACCACGTAAGGGCGTCATGACTCGCTATGCGAAGAAAATGGTTCGTCCTGATATGTACGGTCTTGTGATCTGTCGTGGACTCCTCGGAGAAGCCGGCGCAACTAGCTAATTAATTTTAGTAAGTTGACATTATAACCCCC